CCACCCTTGATAACTACTTACTACTTCACCTACAACTAAAATACCATCCATAGGATGCTGGGCTTTGTGAATAAAATCACTGCGATTTTTATAAGGTCCATACAATGGAGAATAATAATGCGTGCCTATTGTCCAATAAAAATCTTTCAAATCTTCTATTGTAAGTGATTTTTCTGGTATACCCAAACTTTCTTCAACCAATTTTTCGTAAAATTTTCTATTATCATAAGTATTCTTCAAATAGTTTTTTAATATTTCAGCATTAACATTATCGCTATACGCAATCATATATACACCTTTTTTTGAGTTAATGGGTATAATTTTTTGTAAAGGACCTGGAACAATAGTATAATTAGGAACATATTTCTCCAATACAGCAGATGATTTTTTATCGAATTTAGCATATAAACGTAAAAATGGTTGCGAGTGAATCTGATTATAAAGACTCTTTGGGTTTGAAGCTCCTGGAATGAGTTTTTTGATACCTGAAATAGTTGTAGCTAAAATTACTTTATTACAAAAGTATTTATTGTTTTGTTCTGTCGTAATTTCAAATAAACAAGGTTCATCATTGTCACTAATTTTTGTAATGCTAGTAACATTATTAGAATTTTTTATATTTTTATAATCAATGTATTCACACAGTCTTTCTACTAATTCTTTCCAAGGTATATATAAAATAGGCCATCCACCTTTATTGTCATCCATTCCATAATTGTATAATGTTTCATAAATATCAGCATTTTCATAATCAGTGTAACCAGCGTAAATAGTGAATAACTTATAATTATGATCGCCTAACATAAGAGTTCCAAAATCTTTGAAAGGTAAATGTTTGTATTTGTCAGGGTTTTTATTATATTCCTTTTTCAAAAAATCAACAATTTTAACAACATCAAATTTCGAGTGATTTGGTAATAATTTGGAATAATTCATAATAGAAATTGATTTTTTGTAAGGAACATGTAATTCACGCAATAATTTTATTAAAAGTGGATTCGTATCTTTTCTCCCAATACCAGCACCAGTAACAATTTGAGTTCCATGAAATGTTTCATTATTCATTCTTCCACCAATCCATTTTTTTTTATATTTTTCTAAAACTAAAAAACTGGTTTTACTGGACATTTTTTTAATATTATATGCTGAATATAATCCAGCAATTCCTGATCCAATAATAATAACATCATAAATTTTAACTTGTGGCATTTATATAAATAAGTTTATATATTTATAATTTTATATTTTTTTGCGCTTTTTAATTGTTTTATTCAATTTGTTAAATTTGACAAATCTTGGCGTTTTACATTGGAAACTACCACGTGTTAATCCTTTTTTATTTAAAATTGTTTTCGTACAAATACCAATTGCGCGCGCTTCATTATTTCTTTGTTTGGGGCTATTTATTATTTTAATACATTTACATAATTTATCAGACAATATTTTTTCAGCTTCTTTTTCTAGTAATTTTTTTGATTTAGGTATATTTTTGTTGTAATATTCTAAAATATTACTATAATCTTTGTGGGATAAATTATTTTTAGTTTTTGCTTTAAAATTGGAATTACTCATATGTTTTGTATTATGTTTATATTAATTTATACAAATATTATAATTATTTTTTTGAAGTTATAAAAAATAAGGGTATATAATAATATAATCTATTATGAAAATAGTGGTTTTTGATTTAGATGAAACCTTGGGTTATTTCGTAGAATTCGGTATATTTTGGGATAGTATTAATTTGTATCTTTTAAAAAATAATAAAGAAGAATTAAATCAAAATGACTTTAATAATATTTTAGAATTGTATCCAGAATTTTTACGCCCAAATATAATAAACATTCTAAATTATTTAAAACAAAAAAAAAACAATCATTTTTGTCATAAAATAATGATTTATACAAATAATCAAGGACCTCGTAAATGGACAAACCATATTATATCTTATTACGATTCTAAAATGAATTATAAACTATTTGATCAAATAATAGCAGCATTTAAAATTAATGGTAAACGTGTCGAAATATCTAGAACAACCCACGATAAAACATATAAAGATTTTATCAGTTGTACAAAATTACCAATGGATGCTGAAATTTGTTTTTTAGACGACAATTATTTTCCTGGAATGGCAAATGAGAATGTTTATTATATTAATATAAAACCATATATTTATGAATTATCTTTTGAAGAAATGTATAAAAGATTTTTAGATAGTACTGTTGGAAAAAAAATTGTAGAAAATATTCCCATAATGATGGATAATAATAACAAAGAGCAATATTGGATTGATTTTATGAACAAGAATATTAAACTATATAATTTCCAGGTAATTGAAAAAACAGATAAAGAATTCGAAATTGATAAAATAGTAAGTAAAAGAATTTTGTTTCACTTACAAGATTTTTTCAATAAATCCAATAAAACTAACACACGGAAAAATATTCAAAATAAAAGAAATAAAAGTTGTAAAAAACGTTGAAAATAAATAATTCAATTATTATTACTAGAAATATTTATTGTTATCATCACTGTTTTCACTGTTTTCACTGTTTTCACTGTTTTCACTGTTTTCACTAGTATTATATAGTTCTAGGGTCCTAGCACTAGGATCTTTTGCTATAGTATATTTAGGCATCCATAAATAAGGCACGATACTACTACATTCTGGATAATGACAATCAAAAATATGTTTATAATATAATTTTTCAGTTTCTATGTTTGGAATATATTTTTCGAATATTTTACTATTATTACTAGTGTTTTCACAATTATTATAATAATTTTCATAATTTAAATTAATAGATATTAATTCTTGTAAAATAACAAATAATGAACGACCTTTACTACTAACTCCATCACTAAAAGCTTCTTTGCGGCGCCATAATATTTCATCGGGTAAAATTTGTCTACCAAATATGTCCTTGAAATTTTCACTAGTAAAACTATTCCTCAACAAATATTTTTCAATATTTTTATTTGTGTCAAATCTTACTTTTTGTGGAATAGACAAATAATAATTTACAAATGTTTTGTCCAAAAAAGGAGTTCTCGGTTCTAATCCGTTAGAAGATATAGATTTATCTGATCTCAATACATCAAACAAATGAATATCTTTAAGTAATCTTCGTGTTTCACAATCAAATTCTATACAATCTGGACATTTTGACATATATAAATAACCACCACATAATTCATCAGAACCATCGCCATTAAATATTACTTTAGCGTCACTGTTTTTACTTATATATTTACCTAACAAATAATTACCAATGCTTGCTCTTACAGTGGTTGTATCATAACTTTCAATAGTGTATATAAGCTCTGGTAAAATTTCAAACACTTCTTTTTCAGTTAAAATTATTTCGGTGTGTTTCGTCCCTAAATAGTCAGCTACAATTTTAGCATGTTTAAGATCCTCTGAATCAGCCAACCCAATACTGTATGTCTCAATTTTCTTATCCAACCCAAACTCTACTTTTGAGAAATGACTTACTAATGCGGTAATTAAACTACTATCTAATCCACCAGAAAGTAAGCATGCTATTGGACGATCTGTATTTAAACAGCGTTTTTTGACAGCATCACACAAATAAATAATAATATTTTTTTGATATTCTTTTATACTATCACTAGAAGAATTAAAAGGTGTATAATAATTACAATTATATGGAAACGTCGTAACAAAATAAGCTTGATTTTCAGTTATTAATTCCCATTTAGAACAAGCTTTACTTGATAAAAAATATTTAGAAAATGTGCCTGGTTGGAATTGCTGAATCTCATAAGATGTACTTTTAACAAATTCACTCAAACATTTTAATTCAGAAGCGAACCCTGTAATGCTAGAATCATCCGTATTATTCTTTAATAAATAAAGAGGTCGCACACCATATGGATCTCTTGCTATGTATATGAAATTTTCCATATTATCTTTCAACCTCAAATCATATAAAACAAATGAAAATACACCATCCAACATTTTTAAAGTTTGCTCCATACCATATCTGATATATAAATGTATAATAACTTCACAATCTGAGTTAGTTAATGGTTGAATATTCATTAATTCATACAAATAATTATAATTGTAAATTTCACCATTACATATCAATACAACATTATCTATATTAAATGGCTGATTTGAAATTGAATCTAACCCATTAATAGCCAATCGGTGAAAGCCTAAAAAAACATCATGATATATAATATATTTAGAATCTTCTGGGCCTCTATTGACACCTTTATAAAATTGTTCTTTATAAAATTCTACCTTATTTTGTTCACCATTTAAGATACAGAAAATGCCACACATTTATTTACTTATATGATATACAAAAGTACTATCTAAACCTTTATATCTATTTAATATTTACGCACTTGATTTAGAAACAAAATTCATAAAATGATAAATTTATCAAAGATGTAATTATTAAGAAATATAAATATATAAAATATAAAAATATATAAATATAATAAATATAATATCAATGAAGCCAACATGCGTATCAGACATACATAATGAAACAAACCAAAGAATATATGATAGAAATATCCCTTCTCAAATGTTACAGCCTTACATAGATGTAAGACCTGTCATGACAAAATATTCTTATTTACCAATTGTTGACCCTAGAAAAGAAATAAATGTTAAAATGGAAAATTTACCAACATTTAATCCACATACAGTGTTTAATCCTGGAAACACACAATCTCCATGGTCTGGATTTGCTGCTAACATAAATACTGAATCAGATTTAAGAAATCAAATTTTCGCTCTACAAAAATGTAGTCAATCGGTTTATGTACCAACTAGTAATAGTGACTTGTATAAATATTCATTTAATCCATCTCAACAATCACAACAATATCAACCTCATGATTTGTTATTTAATAAAGAAACATTTAATTGTTTTAATCCTAATCCAAATACAAATATTATAGGATCGCAAATTTTTTCAAATCCTACTAGAGTACAACTGAGAGATTTAGCATGAATCAAATAAAAATACGCAATATAAATAAAATATATTATATTTATATATATATTTAGTAAAACATGAGTGATTATGAAGAAATGAGTGAAGGAGAGCGTGCTTCAATATTAAAAGATCGAGAAGAATATGAAGAAGAAAAAAAAAGAATGCTTGTAATTTTAAATAATACTGAAAATTTTACACCTTTAATAAACGCTATTAATAAAAGAGATATAGATGCTGTTACAACTTTATTAGAAGAAGGCGCTGATCCAAATGAACCTGATAAACTATATAAATGGTGCCCATTAAAATGGCTTGATTTCCCAGTTCATTATTATTATTCAGATATTAGTCCAACTTTTAATATTGAAAAATTAAGAAAAGTATTAATAAATAATGGAGCGACAGATTGTTATAGCGTCGAAGAAGGTGTTTCTGGTCCATATCAATTTCTAGAAGTTTACAATGATACTAAAGGTGGGAGAAGTAGACAAGTAAAAAGTAAAAAAATTGGAAAAACACGAAAAACACGAAAAACACGAAAATCACGAAAATCACGAAAAACAACCAAAAGGCGTAAACATAGGAAAAAATAAATAATATTTTATAATAGTTTATATATTTAATTATTATCAAATGACAGAAGATTTAATACATCAAATAACTTTAGATTGTTTAATAAACAAAGATGTTTATATTAAAATGCAACAAAAACCTATAATCAATAAAGTAAGTAAAAAGGACAAAAAATTTTACAGAAAACGTATTTTAAATTTAACAAGAGAGTTATTATTAAAAAAAGAATCTGAATACAATGGAATTAACCTTGATATTAAAAACGGGTTTGATGTTTTTGTTAAAACATGTATTCAGTATTTCAAAGTGATTGATAAAAATGATATCATTCAAGAAGACTATAGTATTTTTGACGAGGAAGAAAGACAGATAACTGAATGTATGATAGAAATTGATAAAAAAATGAATCATAACAATAAAAATGATAATCAATTGTTTATGCGTACAATAAAACCGACATCTAATTTGGATAAATTTGTAAAAATTAAATCTATTAAAAAAGAGGAAGAAATTATTTTACCAAAAATTAGAGAAATACTTTTAGATGATCCGTTATTAAGAAATAAGGGAATACAAAAAAAAGAAAATATCAATATAAATTATGACGAGAACAAAAAAAAAGATGGTATTTAAAAATAAAAAAAATAAAAAAATAAAATATTATACAAAAAGAAACAGTCGCTATAATCACAATCTTAAAATCAAAAAAAAAGGTGTGTCTTTAGAAAAAGTAAATTGTAGTCCCAAAGATAATAAAGAAGTAAAAGATTTTACATGTTATACTGACAAATCATTGATTCTTTTGAGAGATAAATGGAATTATCGACATCCTGATGCGAAAATAAACACGAACGACACGAGATTAATACATAATTTGTTGTCAAAATATTTAAGCAACGTATGTAATAAAGAATCATGCTGGTTGAAGCAAAACTTGGATTTTGGTCAATTATCCGAAGATTTTAAAGATTCGTTTGCTCCAGAATCCCCGAACGAATGGAAACAAAATCCGAATGAATGGTTGACAAGTATTGATATTATAAAAGTAATGAAACAATATGAAAAAGCTTACAAGTGTTTTGATTTTATGGGTCCGACACCAATTGATTTTGAAAAAAAACAAATAAATAATAAATGTGTATGGGAAGAATTATGTAATTTTAATTTGAAGGATCAAATCAAAGAGAAAAAAACCAAAATCGGTATTATTTTTAATACCGATCCTCATAATAAACCAGGCAAACATTGGATTTCTATGTTTATTAATATTAAAACCCATAAAATATTTTTTTTCGATAGTGTAGGAAATACTGCTCCGATTGAAGTAATGAATTTCGTAGATAAAATAAAAAAACAAGGGGAACAAATGAACCCAAAAATAAAATTTGAATATGACGAAAATCATCCTGTTGAACATCAATATGGTGATACTGAATGTGGAATGTATAGTATATTTTTTATTATTCATATGTTAGAAGATAAATTAACGTCGCATTATTTAAAAACGCATATTTTAAAAGATGAATATATGGAAACATTTCGAAAAATTTATTTCAATGATAATTTGTAAAAGATAATCATAAATAAGTATATATATTTATTATCATACAATATTAAATATATAAGAATAATAATCTACATCACATGTCAATACAACATTTTTTAAATATAGAAAATATAAAACTTTTGTGGGAAGTTTTATTAGAAGAACCATTTATTAAAAAATATTTTGATACACCAGATAAATATAAAGGATTAAGTACTATTTTTGAATCGAATATTAAAGGATTTTATGAAATAGAAAAAAATAATTGTAATAATTTAATAGAATTAAATAAAAAATTTATTTTATTAATTATGAATTGGGTATTCAACCAATCAAATAAAAATATTCTTGAAATCAAAGAAAATACTAGAAAAATAACAATACATAACGGCGATGATCAATCAATTCTGAGCGATACTAGAATCAAAGAATTAATAACGCAAGAAGAAATAAAAAATGAGCGCGTATCTCAATTTGAAAAAGAGCTTTCGATAAAGCAATCCGAATTTACGAATATTATACAAAAATCAGTACCACCTACACCAAATTTTAGTGATAAAATAGATGAACCTATATATGAAATTGATTTAGAAATTAAAAAAATACAAGAGCAACGCAACTATGATATTGAAATTATAAATCAAAATCATCAGAAAAATATTACGGCGCAAAAAAGTGGAGAAAAACATATTTCGTGGGCAGATAGTAATGTGAATTTAATGAATAATTTACAAAATGATGAAGTTTCCATCAAACTAAACGCAACAAATGATGTATCTTATGACCCAAACAATCTATATGAAAACAATAATGTAACAAATGAGATAAATGAGATTAATGAGATAAATGAGATTAATTTGTTAAAACTTGAAGTCGCAACACTTAAAAATAAATTAACTATACTTATGGAAAAATTTGAAAATTATATTGATGAAAAAAATAAAAATGAATTATTAGAACAACAAAATTATTTACAATAACAAAACAATTGCTATAAATAATGAATTTATTATCGTGTGTAATACTTTATAAGTGTTTACTAATCGTTTTAGTATTATTATTATTATTCATTCATAATACAAAATCTTCATCAAACAATAGGTTATTACGATTTCGTAATTCCTTTTTGAGAGTTTATATTGCTGCTAACAATATAACAACAAAACCAAAGACAATAAATGAATATTCAAAAAAAATAATTGAGAAAATTGAAAAAAAATACAAAGATTTTGCAATATTTTACAATAGTTTAACAGACGAAGAAAAAGAAATGATCGATTTTATTATTTCAATAATTTATTAATTGTTTGAAGCATGGAGTCGGACTTCATCTTCGCTATGTTCTGATACATAGCTGTCAACGGAGTAGCAACATCAATCTACGATCCCACTGTTTTGAAGACCTGTTGTCCCTTATCATTTATTTCAAGAGTGCCAATTTGTACTGGTATTACATCTGGATTTTCTAATGCTTCTAAATATGTTTTTTTATCATAAATATTCAATAAATTACGATTCATTCGCCTATAAACATATTGTTCTCCATTCAAAGTGATAGGTTTACCTTCCCATTCTATTTTCTTTTTATTCGCTCTTACCGTTATGTCGTTTTGTTGATTTGAATAATCGGGAACATAACTAAATTTTGTATTATTAGGATCACCAAAGTTCATACATTTACCATTTGAATAAATATAACAATCAAACGCGGATTCTTTAATTGCTTCTGTAAGTTGTAAACTTAATTTGGCTTTAATTTCAGAAATTTCAAATAATAGCTGATCACTTGTTACGGGAACTTTTGGTTCACCCTTTGATAAATCCTTTCGTTTTAATTCAATCGCATCATCTGATTTAAGTTGTTCAGCTGAAAATACCATTAAATATACAAAAACTTCTACAGTTTGTAACGCACGTGGAAGATTTTTATGACTACAAATACGCCGTGCTCTCCCAATTACTTGTTCAGTTCGAACAGGATGCCAGTAAGGTTCCATAATATGTACATAACGAGTATTTCTCAAATTAATACCTTCTGATCCAGACGATGTAATCATAAGAACTTTAATAATTTCACCCATATTATTGTTATTTGCTATTTTCTTTAAATTGGCGGATAAATTGGTAGGAATATAATCCCATTCACCATTATAAATTCGCCGAATAATTTCTTTTTCTTCAGAGGTTTCAGTGCCAGTGTATAAAGCATAAGCTGGCTTGCCGAGATCTTCATCGGGAATATCAATTTCCCAAAGATCAGAACCCGTTTTTTTTAATTTAAATCTAGCAAACCCATTTTTCTCTAATACTAAACTAAATAAACCAATCCCTTCTAACGTTCTAAATTGACTATAAACCAAATGGAGACCGATATATTCTGGATCTTTAATATTATCCAAAATATGTAAATATTTAGGACTAAACCTAGACAATGCTTCCACTGTCAAATAATCATTGGAATGATCTTTAATATGTTTAATAGCAGCATCAATTTTTTCTTTATAAGTATCTCCTCCTAATTTGTCTAGAATTTGGTCGCCTTCTTCTTCGCCTTCATTTTCGTTATTTACGTCTACATTCGTTTCTTCTTTTTGAGCTTGTTTTAATAAATCAACAACTTGAGACTCATCATTATTTCCTGTTTCTACAACTTGTTTACGTTTACCTAAAGGCATAGGTCTTTCATTCATTACAAAATTACAATACAAACGAGAAAATATTCTATAAGTGGAAGTTGCTTCTTTGTATAAATCATCTAATTTTTGCGGTTTTTTAGATCCTTTTTCTAATTTTCTCTCCTCTCTTCTGGCCGATTCATAAATTTTAAATTGAAAATCACTCATTGGAATTCTAACTACATGATAATCAACGCCTAATGTTTTATTAAATACAGGAAGTAAACTTTCTTGAGCACTTTTAAAATAAGAAGATAAACCAATAATTCGCCGTTTAATAGAGTCAACATTTTTCAAATTTTTAGTTACACTATCGATATACTGATTTTCAAATATATCAAAATCGTCAGGTAATGATTTCATATTTTTTATTTTTATACCTTCTGCTAAAACATCAATATCATTTTTCCTTAAAATACTAATAATCCTTCTCTCAAAATCATCGTCGCTAATAAAATCCACATCGAAAACATTAATACCTTCTTCATTTTTTTTTACATTAGACACACCTTGATACCCTGACGAACTTTTAATCTTATTTTTAAAACCAAAAGGATTACGTGTTATTGTCAAAATTTTGCTTGATGGCGAATAATCTAGGTAATCCAATGATTTCTCTCCTAACAACATTTCTTGAAGAGTATTTTTATCTACTTTCTTGGTTGATTTAACATTCAATGGAATATTCCATGTTTTTATATAACCTCTTAGAATATTGAAAAGTATTCCAAATTCATTTGGATAATTAATAATAGGTGTTCCTGTCAACATGACTACTTTAGCATTTTTAGCACTCATTAAATATTCGTATAATTTTGTTGAAAGAAATTTCGGAGAATATTCTTTCTCTCCTTTTTCATTTTCAGGTATGATTTTTTCTTTTTTGATTTTATTGACAATTCTACTAATTAAATTGTGTGCTTCATCGATTATAATAACAGAATTATCAAATAAATTTTTAGTAAAACCTGAAGTTAATTCTTCTAAACGTTTAGTACGCAACCCATTATAATTAATAAAAATATATTTGCTTCGAATCATTTCATTCAATTGATCATCTAACGACTTTTTATCCACTGCTGTAAGTTGTTCATAATTGGGAGTCTTTTTTATATTTATAAACCATGCTCCTTTGTGTTTTTGAATATAATCCTGTGATAAGTTTAAAATAGTAGATAAGGTTTGTAATGCTTCTGGGTTTGTTTTAGTGGAAATAAACTCCCAATATTGATTTTTCTTGTATAAAAAATCACCGCATCGTTTCAGTTCTTCCATATAATTTGTCCTTAAAGATGCTGGAAGCATAATAATAATTTTTTTTGTATCTTTCATACCTTCAGCAATAGCAATACTACTACAAGTATTATGTGTTACTGTAAAGTCGCCAATCAAATACCTACAATTTCCATCTAATGTGAAACCATAATAATCATCTTCTCCTACATATTGAACTGAAATTCCTGTAACAAGAACATCTTTAATTTGTTGTCTTGATGAAGATTGTTTTCTTGGAATAAGAGTTGGTATAGTTTCAAGACCTTTACCATTTATATGTATTCTCCAATCAGTTCCATAATTTTTTACTCCATTATGAGTCCATGATGTTTTCTTAGATGATTTATAACATGAAAACCCTAGACTTCTTGCTAAATAGATAACATCATCCATCATTGCTTCATTTTTTTGTGTAAATTCAAACCCACCGTTTTTACATAAACAACCATCACTATCTATTAAACCAGCCAGTAATTTCAAACGATTTTCCCTAGAATTACACTTGTAAATCATAGGAATATGTTTATTATTTAGCAAGTTAAGATCTTTTAATGTAGTTGTGAATTGATTACTGTTATTTTTACCATTTCCAATTATCCCATAACAATAACCAGTTCTATAGGATAAAGCTAAATTGATTTTAGGAAGATTTTTAGCAAAATAATATACAACAGTAGAATCTTGACTTGTTATTGAGGCCTCTCTACTCGTTCCGTCACCTAACCAATACCCTATCATATACGGGTCTAAAGGTAATTCTTTTTCTGGAAAATCAATTGGTACTTTGTATCCCTTTAAAAAGCTCTTCTTTTTATCAGACAAATGTAAATAATCTTTTACAGCAATTTCGTAAACGTTGTCATTTGTTTTGGGATTACTTTGTATATTTTCAAAAAATAATGTAGCTTGTTGTTTCATTTCTTCTTTATTTTTAAGATCATTTGGATTATATGTAAAGGTCTTTGAACAAAATTCATTATTTTCTAACCATTGAATGTTGTAATTAGTATTTGATTTGTGATTATTACAAGAAAATTTCGGAAATCCCGATGCGCGCAAACATAGAATATGTTCTTGATTTACAGTATATTTTTCACCTTTTACTGGAATAATATCGTACATTTTATCGTATCCTCGCGCTAATGATGTTACAATTCTAGGAGTTGAATCATCTCCCATTAATAAATCACCGACTTTAATATTTTCTATTAATTTTATTTCTCCATTTGACATGATAATAGGAGTGCCTTTACGCATACATTTTCCAGCACCCAACCCATGGTACAGTAACAATCCTCGATAAGGGGTAAACAAATTCATGTAATCGCGGACTATTTTTTGATGAGTTAAGAGAGAAAAATCACCGCTGTCTTTACCAATATCGTCGCATGATATATTTTCTTTCATTGATTCCAATTCTTTTTTATAAGGTTCAAAAAGGGAATTGATAAAATTAACAAATAGTTCACGGTTATTCATGTAATAACTGGAAACCTTAATGATGACAGGAGGTTGTTTTTTTGCTAATCTATCATCTAATGACGTATCTCCAATTTCAACAAAATTTTCAGGACCTAAAATGGCGACACCTTTTTCTACCTTTTTCGTAGTCCGACCAGTTCGCGGTGCTTTTTTTTCAGTTACTACAATATCAAGTGGTTCAACTTCAGTTTGCGCAACGTTCTCAAAGTTGCTAGGTTCAGTTTGCGCAACGTTCTCAAAGTTGCTAGGTTCAGTTTGCGCAACGTTCTCAAAGTTGCTAGGTTCATTTTGCGCAACTTTCTCA